GGGTGCATTCATCAAGAATCATCGTGGCATCAAGCGCAATCTCATGGATGAGATTTTTGAGGAAATCGGTGATAAGACCGCTCTCATGGAGGCTTTGATGGAGATGTATGCCGAAACTCTCGGCACTCTGACTGAAGGCAGTGGAGAGGGAAACGCAACTTGGGCGATGGTGAAGTAACATCGCCCCAGAAATCTTTCACAGAATACTTCAACGAGTTGTTCCCCGCATACCTAGCAATGGGTATGACATGGACACAGTTCTGGATCGATGAGCCGGAACTAGCGGTGGCTTACCGTAAAGCAGAAATGATTCGAAAGCGGCGGAAAAACGAGGAACTGTGGCTGGAGGGCATATATGTGGCTGAAGCGTTGAAAGCGACAGTCGTCAATATGTTCAACAAGGGACAGAAGAATCAATATCCTGATGAGCCGTTCCCGATTACGGCTGACGAACAGCAGGAACGCCGTGAGCGTGAGGAAAGAAACCGAATGGAGCGCATGAAGGCGGCGTTTATCGCCAAATCGCTCCAAGTGAACACGAAATTAGGAGGGAAACCCAATGACTAATGCGGAGAAAAGGGTGGCACTGGCCACTATGCTAGCACCTGATACCGACACCGATGAGGTGCTGGACGGTGTGTTGGCAGACGCGGAAGCGTTGGTGCTGAACCGAATGTATCCGTTTGGGTATCCTGATGGGACGGGCATCCCGTCCCGATATGAGCGGATTCAGATTCAGTTGGCAGCGGAACTGTACTCCAAGAGAGGTGCAGAAGGTCAGACTGGCCACAGTGAGAACGGAATCACTCGTAGTTGGCCTGAGAAGTCTGCACTGTTGAATCGAGTGCTGCCACACGTGGGGAGCGTGACCAGCGATGCGTAATTTGAATCGAAATAAGCGAGGGCTTTGGTACGCCGTTCAAGTGGACAGCACACCGATTCTGGATGAGTACGGCAACGACACTCTGGAGGTAGAGGCGGTCTTTTCCTCCCCCCTCTACCTCAAAGCGAATGTCAGCGCCAATGTGGGTCAGGAAGCTGTTGAGGTTTTCGGATCTCAGACGGATTACAGCAGAACGGTGAGTATCGCCGGAAGTGAGTGTCCGTTGGTTGAAGGCTGTCGTGTGTGGTTCAACAAAGAACCTAACGAAGCTGGAGACGATAATAATTACGTGGTGGCTCGTGTGGCAGATAGCAAGAATGGCTATCTGGTAGCCATGCGGGAGGCGACGGTCTATGCCTAAGAAAATCGTAATCAACGGTATTTCAGAGAAAAACATCGAAAACACCGTTAAAGAACTGCGATTGTATGCCGCATGGGTGGAGGAGAAAGAAAAGGAACTGCGTAGCCGACTGGCTAGTCTCGGCGCAACAGTTGCATCCATTCAATTTTCTCGTGCGATTTACAACGGCACAAACGATGTATCCGTTCGAGTGGATGATACAGGAAGCGTGGCTGTGATTTACGCCGAGGGCGAATCTGTAGCATTCATTGAGTTTGGTGCAGGTATCACGTATGGCTCTGGCCATCCACAAGCGGACGAGTTGGGCATGGGTCCAGGCACTTACCCAGAGGGCAAAGGTCACTGGGACAACCCGAATGGTTGGTGGTATGCCCACGGTCAGCACTCGTATGGTAACCCTCCTGCGATGGCTATGTACAACGCGGTACAAGCTATGACGGAGGAAGTAACAAGGATTGCAAGGGAGGTTTTTGCTTCGTGATTGATTTTTCCAATGAGATTTTTAGCGCGGTGGCTAAAGACCTCCGTTCTGCATATAAGGGAATCAAAGTGGTAGGCGAATATGTGGCTGCCCCTTCTGCATTCCCTACCGTAACGATTGATGAAACAGGAAATATTCCTACTCATCAGGACAGCGCCACGAACAACAAGTACGCCCGTGTGACGTACCGAGTTCAGGTGTTCAGCAATTTGAAATCAGGCAAACGGAGTCAGGCGAGAGAAATTTACTCTCGCGTTGACGATGTCTTGCAGGCGTTGGGGTTGTATGCCGTGTCTTACACCACAACCCCCGCCATATACAATTCCGAAGTTTACTGTATCACCGCCACTTATGAGGGTGTGGTGGACAGAAACGGAATGATTTATCGAGGCTAACGGTAAGGAGGTGTTTGTATGTCTGTGACCATCGATAGTCTTGACATTCAAATCCGATCCAGCGCCGGGAGCGCAGCAAAAAATATCAATGACCTAGCTGATGCGTTAGGTAGCCTAAACGCAAACTCCAAGGTGACGAAAATCGTCAACTCCCTGGAGAAGTTGAACGGCGCACTGGCTGGCATGAAAAGCCAACAGGCGGTCATGGGTCACCTGTCTTCCCTGTCGAAGTCGCTGTCTAGCTTGGCGGCTATCCCTGAACTGACGGGTCTGAAGAGCGCAATTAAGGAACTGAAGAAGCTGCCTGAAGTCATGGGCAAACTCAACACGGCAGAGATTTCCAAGTTCTCGGCACAGATGAAGCTGTTGGCAAACGGTCTGAGTCCGTTGGCTACTCAGATTGACAAGATTAGCAAGGGCTTCTCTAAGTTGCCCCCACAGGTTAGCAAGTGCGTGACCGCTGTGAAGCGGCTTGACAGTGCGAACAAATCTGCGGCTAAGTCTACGAAATCCCATGGTGATGCACTGAACAACCAGAGCTTCAACCTCTTGGCTACTTACGAGCACCTGTCCAACGTGTTCTCCATGATTCACGGCATTCAGGACGCTTTCGCAAAGGTTCTGAATGGTGCTATCCAGTGGGATGGCATCCAGTTCCAGTTCGGCCGTGCGTTTGGCGAAGATGCTGAGATGGTTCTGGAGTACGCAGAGAAAGTCAGCGAGGCTCTGAAAATCAATCAGCAGCAGTTCATGGAATCCGCCTCTCTGTACGGCTCTTTGCTGAAGGGTTTTGGTGTTGAACAGGATCTCGTTACAACCATGGGTGTAGGTCTGGCAGAGCTGTCCTACGACATCTGGGCGGCTTATAACAACCGTTATAAAACACTGGATGATGCATCCGAAGCTGTTCGTTCTGCTATTACGGGCGAAATCGAGCCTATTCGTAACGCCGGTATCGCTTTGACAGAGGCATCCATGCAGGAGTATCTGGATTCTATCGGCATGGCTCATGTAAGCATGGAAAAGCTGACAGAAGCGCAGAAGTCCGAGGTTCGTTACGCCACGATGGTGAACGCAGCCATGAATCAGGGTATCATCGGCACTTATGCTCGTGAAATGGAAACGGCAGAAGGCGCTGTCCGTACTCTGACTCAGCAGCTCACAACGTTAGGACAGGCACTCGGTTCCCTGTTCATCCCGATGCTGAAGACCGTTATCCCTTGGCTTACTGCATTCGTTCAGTTGGTTACTGAAGGCGTTATCGCTCTGGGCGCGATGTTCGGAATCAAGTTCCAGGAAATCACGTGGGGCGATGCGAAAGGCATGGCACAGACCGCTAAGGGCGCTGATGCTACAGCAAGTGCTTTGGGCGATGCTGCTAAGAGCGCTAAGGCCATGAAGGATTACACCATGGGCTTCGATGAGTTGAACATCATTAAACCTGATAGTGGGTCTGGTGATTCTGCCAAAGGCGGAGTTGGTGGCGCAGGTGGCGGAAGCCTTGGTCTGGATCTCGATACGCTGTGGGACGATGCGGTTCTCAAAAGTGCAAGCAAGCAGATTGATGAACTCAAGGAGAAAATCAAAGCGTACATCGATGAGCACAAGGTCATGCTCTCTGTTATTGGCACTGTGACTGGCTTCCTCGCTTTCATGAAAGTGCTGAGAGGCTTGAATGCACTCTTTGGTATCACAAAAACTTGGGGGATGCTCGTTACTGCGTTCACCAAGATTAAAGTAGCTGCCGCAGGGCTTAAAATCGCTGCTGGTAACATCGGAGCGTTCTTCTCCTTGATGAAAGATTTCGGCCTGAGAGGCGCGTTGACCGCTGCGTTCCCGAACCTCTCCACAGTCATCTCTACAGCTACCACATGGGTGACGGGCACACTGGCTCCCGGCATTATGGCGGCTCTCGGTAGGTTGGCTGCCACTCTTGGCATGAGCGTTGGAGCGACGGCCGCTGCTGTTGCGGCTGTGGTTGTCGGAGCGATTGTCGCAGCGTTCCTGATTGTAAAGCATTGGGATGACATCAAGCTCTTCTTCTCCGAAACGCTTCCGACTTGGTTTGCCAACGTCAAAGAAAAGGCTGGCGAATTTTTCGAGGCTGCAGCGGAAAAAGTGAAGGAAATCTGGGGAGCCGTCGCCACATGGTTCGACGAAAAAGTGATTCAGCCTATCGTGAACTTCTTTGCTCCTATCGTAGATTGGATTAGCACTTTCTTCTACGGCTGTTGGCTGATTATTCAGGCCGTCTGGGTTGTGTCCTCCGAATGGTTTAACGAGAAAGTCATTAAGCCTACCGTTAAGTTCTTTTCTGATCTCGCCACGAAGGTGAAGGAGTTTTTCTCGAAGCTGTGGAGCGATGTAAAAGCTGTGTGGTCTTCCGTGTCTACCTGGTTCAACGAAAACGTTGTAACCCCCGTGGTTGGATGGTTCAGCGGTATGTGGACGAGCGTGAGCGAGTTCTTCTCGAATCTCTGGGATGACATAAAGGTCGTGTGGAACCCCGTGGCAGAGTGGTTCGATGTGAACGTCGTTCAGCCGCTGGTCGGATTCTTTGAAGACGCGTGGGATAACATCAAGCTGGGATTCGAGACCGCGTTTACCTCTATTCGCGATTTCGCCGTGAACATCATTAACGGAATAATCAGTATGCTCGAAAGTGGCATTAACAGTGTTATTCGTAGCATCAACAGTTTGCTTGATGGCTTTAATAGCGCAGCCGCGTGGGCAGCTAAAGTTCTCGGCAAGAGCTGGGGCGGCGTAACTCTACTGAAGGAAGTCTCTCTTTCTCGCATTAAGGTCGAGAAGAAGGCGGACGGTGGTTTCGTTGGAGCCGGTCAGATGTTCATAGCCCGTGAGGCTGGTCCAGAGTTGGTGGGTAACATCAACGGCAGAACCGCTGTTGCGAACAACGACCAAATCGTGGCTGCTGTATCTCAGGGTGTTTATGAAGCCGTCGCTGCAGCTATGGGCGCAAACCGTGGTTCTGGCGGTCAGAACATTAATGTCTACCTTGACGGCAAGCAGATTTATGCAAGCGTCAAGAAAACCGAATCCGAGCGTGGCAGATCCCTGATGGGCAATCAGCTTGGATACGCATACTGATACGTATACTGATAGAGCGTCCGAGA